GCAATGGCATCTTTGACGGATTTAGACTCGTCACCTGAAACATTTACACTGAACGGATCTGCTGCAGTTTCAGCAACTTGCTCTCCGGTAACAGTCTGCTGTTCAAATGGAGTAGCCTTGAGATCCCAAAATGGAGAAACAGGTTTTTGTTGCCCGTATTCCGCACCAACAGCGACATCAATCCCGCGCGGTGACTTTTCTCTACCTCGACCAGCAGCAACTTCTTCAGGGGAACTGGCTTCTAGTTGCCATTCTTTATATCTTGGGTCACTGCTGTTAGTGAGGATTTCATAATCTTTACCGACAAGGTTTTTTGCAGCCTGGAAAGGAATTCCGTATTTCATCAACTCTCGCGCTGCGTGACTCTCTGCCGCGGCTTTACCTTGACCTTTAGGAACCTTGATGTTGATTTTTTTACTGAACCCACCAACTGGAAGACCCAATATCGGTTCGTATGGCGCAGGAACATATATGAGCATACGGTTCGTATCGCCTATTCCAAATAGTGCCATTTAAATACCTCCAAAAGGAGTCTGCGGATTCTGACCGTAGATCGTTTTCTTAGTTCTCTTTTTAGGCTGTTTCACCTCTGGAATCCCCGACAGATCCCTGAAGCTTCCCTCGATTCGCTTGAACATTCGCTCTGCAGTATCGTCAAAGCGCATAAATGCTAGTTCCAGCGGGTGCGTTGCTTTAGCCATGATTAACCTCTTGCTCCCGGAGATATATCGGCTCCAGGAACCCTGACATTGCCCGTCCTTGGGCCTGATATTGAAGCAGCTGTCTGCCTCATTTCATCAATCGATCCCGGCACTACCGGTCTGGTCGTAGCGGGTATTCCCGTTCCGGGGGCCTGCGGTCTGGTTCCAGCCTGGTTCCCCTGCTGAAAATTACCCGCATTCGGCAATTGCTGCGCTCCCTGGGTGTTCAAGATATTCTGAGCAACCTCTTCGGGCGTAGGTCGTTGCGGTCCACCTTGTTGCTGGGCCGCCTCGAGGATATTCTGTATCGTCGGTATTCGCGCTGCTGCAGCAGCCTGAAGTTGTTCCTGTATACCCGGTGAGTTGATGAACTGCTCCTCGAGGATCTTCGAGCGAACTTCGAGTGGGTTGCTTACTCCACCTTTTCTGAGAGCAGTGTCGAGATCAACATATCCTGCTCTCCAAAGGTTCGACCAGAGGTTGAGTCTTCGTTCCTGTTCTTCGGGGCTAACAGAATTAATACGAACAATATTGACGTAATGCCCCTTGATGTCGGAAGGCTTGATAACTGCATCAAGGACTCCTGCTTCTGTCTTTCCGAACACGGACACCCTGTCATCGATTACGTGTTCAACAATTCTGAGGATAAGCTCTCCCTTTTCCTGAAGACCTCTTTCCATTGCTTCTTTTACGGCTCCGAAGTTTAGAGATGCGATTCCTGCAAGGACTGCCGTGTGATAACCGGAAGCTGCGCCGGTAGGACGCTGTCCTCTTGCAACAGCAGGAACTGTGTTCGCCTCGATCGCCTCGTCGAGGAATTCCTTTGCAGTCCCAATCTCAGAGGGAGGTCTAGGCACATCTGATATACCGACCTGCACCTGTGGCGGCTTTACGTTCTTTGCGCCTGGTGTGTCATCCCACATCGACTGGACTTCCTCGGTAATTCCGGGAGGACCGGTGAACTCGAGGGTGGGCCATGCCGACTTGCTTACGATATCGATGTAGTGGGATGCCAGTTGGCTTTGCGCCCGGAGCATATCAAGCGAGCCGTTCAGTAGCCCCATGTACAGGTTTTCCGGTTCGGAGTTACCCGTGTCGAGTCCCATCTGGGGCCAGTACATAATCCATGGAAGCCTGCCGTACCCGTGCCGTCTTGGCTCGAGTACCCATTGTTTATCAGCAACATATGCGACCTGGGAGTGCGTCCAGACTTCCTGGAACGTCACGTAGCCTTTTTTCTGGTTGCCCCATTCGGGGAAGTGTGCCTGTACCCATTGGGCATCTACTTCGTACTCATGTATAACCCATCTCGGGAGCGTCCCGTTATTCATATCCCATATAACATTTTGGGGGTTTACTGCAACGGATTTAATAGGCCATGAGATTGAGCGTTTTTCGATAACTTCCCTGACGTTGTCCCTGTATTCGTTAGTCGTATCTTCATCATGGGGGGGAGGTTCCGGGAAGTCGCTCCATTCATTCGCGATAAATTCGACTTTCTCCCATGCGATCCCGTAAAGCCCTGCCTGTTTGGTAAGTTCTCGATAGACAGGACTCCGGTGTTCGACCATGTGATGTGCGCCGGTAAGGAATTTCTCCATTGCCTCGGCGCGAGCCTGACCTCTTGGTCCGGGTGGCGGGACAGATATATCGAGAAATTGCGGAGTAACGTGAGATACGAGGGTGTTGATAACGGACTGGGCTGTTCCGAGTCGTATCATTGTCCCGCTGTCAGGGACGCTGAACTCAAAGTCGTTTAGGAAGAACTCGTCGAGCTGCTCGCACTGGGATCTAAATTTCCGAAACAGGTCATTTGTCTCACTGACCTTTTCCCTGATCCAGTGCATGGTTAGTTCAGGCTCGTCGACAGGATTTGCTGCTTCCATGTCGATAACAGCGGTGGGGTCTATTGCAAATTCTAAGACCATCTTGTTCCTAACATATCGTCATCTTGAGTCTGATGTAACCAGATCAGCTTCTTCTAGATATTTCATACGCTCTTTGCTTCTTTGCTTCCGCAGCCTAGTAAGAAACTGTGTCGGCCTTTGGGCAGGCCGGGGTCGTATCGGATTCATGCGCCGTATCGGACGAAGATAATCATACTCGCCTTTATCGTAACCCGGCGGGTCACATGCCATCAAGGCTAATAGTTCAGCATCTACCCAGTCATCGTGCTGTCCGGTTTCGTTATAGAACAAGTACGACCCATTACCGGACGGGCGAATACTAATATCCTCTAATTGCTTCTTGAGGGTTGACCAACTGGCTGGGAAAAATACTGTTTCGTTCTCAAGTGCAATGTAATAGTTCTGAAACAGTTGATATTTACTTTGTGCGCTGAATTTGAATGGATTTACGGGTAATCCGGCGTTCAGGAGGTGGTCAAACACGACATCTCCGAGTCCGGTGGAGTCAACGCGAATGTCTCCGACCTTCCACCTGTCGATTTCAGCTGCAATCGTATCGATTTGGCTTACCCAGTCACTGCCAGAGATCTCGATCGCATGGATTGACTCCCTTGTCCTTGCATCCTTGATTATGAATACCGTGAAGTCCTGTTTCTTACCGAGGTCTAGTCCTGCAACGTATCTTCTGCTCTCGTCAGGGTAGAGCATTTCTCGGCTTTTACCTGCGAGTTCTATCTTGCTCGGTCGGAAGAACCCACCGCCGCCGTCTGGTTGCTTGGCGAGGTACATGCGATCCCATACGGGTTCTGGCATGGTGGACTTTTCATCTCGTATTGCCTGTTTTTGTTTTTCTGAGAGGAAAACATTGTCGAAACTGGTGGCATGAAACGCCTCGTAGTCCTCTGTAGGATTTTCTTGGGACCATTTGAAGAGTTTTGAGAACCAGTGGTTTCTTTGAAAGGGCGGTATCCCCTCGATGCATCCCCTGCCTAGTCTTCCAGAGGAGTTCAACATTGGTCGAAGCTTGTTCCAGGCAGCTTCCTTGATGTCCTGGGACTCGGTTATCCAGATGAAATCAGGGCCGGCGGTCTGAAGTGACTCGGGATCGTCGGCAGATTTTATCTCCATGTAGACATCTCGCCTTGCAAGTCCAGGCGACTTGAGATTCAGCCATACGGCTCTTTCGTCTTCCTTCCAGCCGTCACCTCTGCCACCTCCCTGGGTTTTCTTTCTTCGGACCACCATTGACTCAGGGATGAACTGTTTTAGTTCGTTCCATGCCTGTCTGCTCTGAGCAAAGTTCGGAGCAACAACCCAGATATGGATAGCCGGTTCCAGAGTATGTGTGAGATCATGCCCTTCTTTGAGTCCTGCAGCTTTCGCCATATCTTTGTCTGCAAGAAACGGGCTTTTAGAAGCGAGTGTTATTGCTCGCATGAGTTCTGTGAGTACAGCTCGTCCCTTACCAGCGCGCCTTCCAGCCCATACGACCTTGATGCGAGCAGGTGAGTTATGGAACTTTTTCTGCCACGGAGATGGGGTGTACTGATAAGCCATTTATTTTCCGTTCAGTGCGGATTCCAACTCGTACAAACTGGACTCTTCGGAGATATCAACAACTGCCCGAGGTGACTTTACTTTATTGATAACTACGAGAGGTTCGATCTCGAGAAGACCCGTTTTTTCGATCAACTTGTTTTCTGCGATCGATACTTTGCCAGTCTCTGCCTTGATGAACGAAGTGATACCAGACTCAAGCATGTACACCTGTTGCAGCACGGACCATCTCACCTGGAACTTCATCGATGTGTTGCCGGAGATAGTGAGTTTCTCGACAAGACGATACTCGTAGTTGTTATCCACAAACTCGTTCACAGCTGCCTGGAAAGTTTTATTGCGCTTGACCAAACTGGTTGTCGAATCAAGATCCCAGTCAAAGTCCTCACACATCGACTCCAAAGCATCACCCCCAACACCATACGAAGGCAGAGAGACAAAGATCCTGCGTAACTTTCGCGACCATGAGGGCCATTCCGGGTAACCCTCGAGAACAAGATCTCGAAATTTCTCAGCTGGACTGCGAGCTTTCCCACCACGTAAAATTTTCGGCATGGAAAACAATATACATCAAATGGGTGCGGAGGTTACATGGCGTAAGGAGAAAAACATTTTTAAGAAAAGAGGTTAAAAGCATTACCAGCTCTATAGCTTGGTAATGCTTAGTTAAGCTTAACTAGCTTCTACGCACACACGCGAGGAAAGCACTGATTAACTGTGTGACAAAAGTGTGACAAAGGTGTGACAGTGTGTGACATCCATCTCAAAATGATGTCACACCAGGCTTAAATCTGTCACAAATCTATTAAGCAAATACTTCATCTGTGACAGAGTGTGACAGCCAGTGTGACAGTGTCACACACTAGCAAAACTCAGCACCCGAACAGGGTACATCTATATATGTTAAGACGGCGAAGTGTATCGGCGGGCTTCCTTAACTCGCACGATTCGCAGGCTAAGCACAACGGCAAATTTAGCGTGTTAGTTAGCCTGGTTAAGCTGCCTGGCAGTGGTGCATTGGCGACTACTAGCTTCCCGAATAAACCGAGCTGATTCAATCGCTTATTTACTGATCTGGCCTCACGCGCGCGAGCGATTCATCTTCTTAATTAGTGCAATTGCGTTATTCGTATTGGTTGCAATTGATCCCGGTTTAATGTAATTCTGTTGTTGTTGCGGTTAAATCAATCGCAAATAAGAGAGAGAGA